AGCACTCCACAAGCTTCTCGCGCGGGCTGGGGTTCCCCGGCTACCGCCCCACGGCGCCCGTGCTCATTCTCCCCCCAACGCGGGCCCACAACATCCAAGGGTTCGCGGATTACCAGGAAGGAATTCGGGCACTCCAGCACGCACGGGGTTAGGCCAACAGCGGGGGAGGCGCCTATGTTGCGGCCTCCCTCCTCTTGCCCCTGCCATGTACCCAGCCGCGCAATTCGCCCACGATCTGTTGACGCTGACCGCCGAGGCGGTGGACGCCGGTCGTGCGCCGGAAGAGGTCCAGCCCGAGGTCGAAGCGCTCGTCAAGCGGTTCCTGACCCCGCCCGAGACGGTCCAGAAGTTCGACGACGAGCAGCGCCTCGTGTGGGGCTGGGCGCTCGTGAGTGTGGAGAAGGGCCAACCCGTCACCGACCGGCAGGGCGACGTCGTGGACACGGGCGAGCTTCAGAAAACTGTTCACAAGTTCATGGACGACCGCACCGGAAAGGCCATGCACAAGGGCCACCGGGTGGGAACCGTGGTGGACAGCATCGTCTTCACCAAGGAGCTCCAGGACGCGCTCGGCGTGGACCTGGGCCGGGAAGGCTGGTTCGTGGGCATGCACGTGCCGGACGACGCCACGTGGATGCGCGTCAAGAAGGGCGAGCTCAAGGCGTTCTCCATTGGCGGCGAGGGCGAGCGCCACGACTACGTGGAGCTCCTGACCAAGTGGAGCGAGAGCGATCATCCACGTGGCAAGGGCGGGCGCTTCAAGGCCGCGGTCGCAGACATGGCACCCGAGACCCGGCGCGAAGCCACCGTCATCCACCGGGACGCCAACCTCGCCAGCGAAGCAGCGACCAAGCTTCCCTCCGTGGAATCCCACACGGCAGCGGGACGCGCCCACACGGCAGCGGGGCAGCACTTCATGGCGGGCGTGGGTCAGGCCCCCAGCGAGGACTGGGAAATCGCCCGGCTCGACGTCGGACGCGAACACTTCACGCAGGCTCGTCGCCACCACGAACAGGCTGCCCAGATGATCAACCCCCGTGTCAAGAAAGCCGCGTCTTTTGCTGAGCTCCTCAAGGCCAAACCCACCAAGGCGGAGGAGCAGGCCACCAAGGCACGCGAGAACAGCGGGCCCATTCCCCACGCGCCGGGCACCGAGAAGCACCGCGCCAAGGCTATCACGGACCACGCCTGCGCCCACTGCCACCTCACCACGGAGCAAAGCGCCGCACTCCTGAAGCCCCGCAGCAAGATCCCCCTCTCCGCCACCGAGCTCGAGGCGCACATGGCGGCCCACCTCAAGGCGGGCGGGAAGCGCGACCCCAAGGAAGAGGAGAAGGAGCTCAAGGCCAAGCAGAAGGAAGACGCGGCTCTGGGGCTCGTCGCCAAGACGTTCCGTCAGCTACTTCCCACCTGAGACCCTCCCATGACCAAGCGCCGCTCCCTCCGCAACATCCTCCTCAAGGAGCTCTCCCTCGTGGACCACCCCGCCAACCAGCATGCGCGCGTCAGCCTGTTCAAGCGGGAGGCCCCCAAGCCGTCCCTCCTGGACCGGCTGTTCGGCCGCGTCACCAAGAGCGAGGAGCCGCCCCAGCTCCTGGACCTGCTCGGCCAGTCGCTCGACAGCATCGTCCTGGCCGACGACCTCACCCCCGAGGGGCGGATTGCCCTCATCAACAAGAGCCTGGACGAGTTTCGAGACAGCGTGATAGGCGCCGTCACCAAGGGGGAGGAGGACGAGGACGACGACGAGGAGTTGGTGGAGGAGGAGGAAGCCTTTGCCAAGAACGTGCCTGGCGTTAACCAGGAGCCCGTCGATTCCACGCCCAACTCGGGCGCCCCCACTTCCATCACCAAGGACCAGGACATGAACACGCCCGAGGAAATCCGCAAGGGCCTGACGCCTGCCGCGCTGGCCTACATCGAGAGCATCGAGAAGGCGGCCAGCGAGGCCAAGGAGCAGGTCGAGAAGGCGGCCCAGGAAGCCGCGCAGCGCGAGCTCGTCGCCAAGGCGACCGCGCTCGTGGGCGAGACCGGCCTGCAGACCGAGCCGGTCGTCGCGCTGCTCAAGCAGTTGGACGCGGCGGGTCAGGCGGCACTGGGCACCATCGTGGGCCAGCTCGCCACGGTCACCAAGTCGGCCAAGCTGACCGAGGAGCTCGGCTCCAACGACACGGACGCGCCGAGCATCAGCGCCACCATCGAGAAGCGCGCCGAGGAGCTCCGCAAGTCGGACCCCAAGCTCACGCAGGCGCAGGCGATCACCAAGGCGCTCGTGGAAGACCCGGACGCCTACGAGGCCAGCCTCACCGGCGACGCCCAGTAGTCCCGCACAGCCCCACTCCCCCTCCTTCCCCCTCTGGAGCTTTCCCATGGCAACCGAACAGCGCGGGCTGTGCATCGGCTTTCTGACGGCCTCGGCCGACAACAGCACGAAGCAGCACCGTTTCGTCAAGGTCAGCGGTGACCTCACCATCACCGTCTGCGCCGCCAGCACCGACAAGCCGATCGGCATCCTGCAGAACAAGCCCGCCTCGGGCGCGGCAGCCGACGTCATGATCACCGGCGTCAGCAAGGTCATTCTCGCGGCCACCCTCTCGGCGGGTGCCGAAGTCATGAGCGACGCCAACGGCGCCGCTGTGGCAGCGGCGACGGCCACCAACCGCTCCCTGGGCATTCTGCTCAAGGGTGGTGTCTCCGGCGACGTCGTCGAAGTGCTCCTGGGCGCGCAGTCGCGCCTCATCCCGTAAGCCCACGTCACCCTCCCCTGAGAGACCCTTCCCCATGGCTCCACGGACTCGCATCCAGAAGGCGTCGCCCACTCCGGGTGACGTGCACGTCAACGCGCCGCTGACGAACATCAGCGTCGCCTACGTGCAGGCCGCCTCGTCCTTCATCGCGGACAAGGTGTTCCCGAACGTTCCTGTTTCCCAGCAGAGCAATCTGTACTACCTGTTCGACAAGGCGGACTTCCTCCGCGACGAGGCCAAGCCTCGCGCGCCGGGCACCGAGTCGGCGGGTGGTGGGTTCCAGGTCAGCACGGCCTCGTACTCCTGCCTCGTGGAGGCGTTCCACAAGGACATCGACGACCAGACCCGCGCCAACGCGGACTCGGTCCTCAGCCTGGACAAGGCGGCCACGGAGTACGTCACCCAGAAGCTCCTGATTCGTCGGGAGCGCAAGTGGGTCAACTCGTTCTTCAAGGCGGGCGTCTGGGGGACGGACATCACCCCGGGCACGCTGTGGTCGGTCGCGGCGACGGCCAACCCCAACGCCGACGTGGAGACGGGCAAGCTGACCATCCAGCGCGCCACGGGCTTCAAGCCCAACACGCTGGTGATCGGCGCCGAGGTTCTGAGCGCGCTGCGCCTGTGCGCGGCCATCAAGGACCAGTTCAAGTACACCTCGGCGGACTCCATCAACCTGGCCATGCTGGCCCGGTACTTCGACATCGAGCGCGTCCTGGTGCTCGAGAGCGTGTACGAGACGGCGGTCGAGGGCGCCGCGAGCTCCATGGCGTTCATCGGGGGCAAGCACGCGCTGCTCTGCTACAGCGCCCCGTCGCCGTCGCTCATGACGCCCACGGCGGGCTACACGTTCAACTGGGCGGGCTTCACCGGCGCCCAGAACGGCTTCCGCACCAAGCGGATTCGCGCGGAGCTCCTGAGCTCCGACCGCATCGAGTCCGAGATGGCGTCGGATATGAAGATCGTGGCCAGCAGCATGGGCTACTTCTTCGCCAGCGTGGTGGCGTAACATGGCCACCACGACGAAGCTCACGGTGACCCTGGCGTTGATCTGCATCCATGCGGATGGGTTCAACGTCCAGGGGAAGCAGTACCAGAAGGGAGACGCCATCACGCCCGAGGACCTGGAGCACTGGCCCGAGGGCTCGCTGGAGACCCGCCTGGAGAACAAGTTCGTCGCGTACCGGCCCGTCAAACCGGAGCCGGACGCCCCGGCGCCCGTGCTGGACCCAGCGGTCAACGCGCTGGACCTGGAGAAGATGACCGTCGAGGACCTGGTCACCTACGCCAAGGAGAAGTTCGACATGGACCTGGACCCGGCACAGTCGCACGCCGACCTGGCCCTGGAGGTTCGGACGCTCATCAGCATGGCGCAGGAGTAGCACTCGGTGCACCGAGGATTGGCCCAGACGCACGTTCTGGGCCAATCCTGCCCCGTTCCCACCCCTCCCCTAGCTGGTCATGGCAATCATTGTCGAGGACGGAACGCTCCCAACCGGGGCCAATAGCTACCAAACCGCTGCGAACGTGACCACGTTCGCCGCAGCCCGGAACCTCACCGGCTGGGCCGCGTTGAGCTCCACACAGCAGGAGGCCGCGCTCCACGAGGCCATGCTGTACCTCAACAACGAGCGCCGGTACACCTACCGGGGGACGCGCCGCACCGCCACCCAGCGGAACGCCTGGCCGCGCGACGACGCCTCCGAGTACCGGGGCCCTGAGCTCGACAACGACTACATCAGTTGGCGCCTGCAGGACGCCCAGTGTCTGCTGGCCATTCGCGCGGGCGCGTCGCCCGGGAGCCTGCAGCCTGACCTCGCTCGAGGCGGGGCAGTGCAGACCGAGACCGTGGACGTCATCAGCACCACCTACTTCGAGGGCGCCTCCCCGGAGACGCTCATGAGCGAGGTGGACGGGCTGTTGGCCCCGCTGTGCCTGACCCCCGGCACCACGCTCCCGGTCCCGTATCAAGCCACGCCGGACGATGCGGTGGAATTCACGGCAGGGACCTACAGCAACCCCTCGGGCGCTGACGACGGCTCTGCATACGAACCCTAACAGGAACCGCTCATGCTCTGGGTCCCTCAAAAGGGTGCGGTCAAGGTCATCACCAACCAAGGCATCGTCGGGAGCAACACCCCCGGCACCGCAGTCCCATGTAATGCCTCCACCACGCTCGACGGCGCCGTCACCGAGATCATTTCGGCGGCGAACAACACGCAGAATTCGTGGGGCATCTCCATTTGGATTTCGGAGACCGGCGCCTCGGCGACCATCGCCCAAGCCGCCATGGACATCCTCATTGGCGGGGCGACGGATGATGTCCTGATTTCCGCCCTGTTGTGCGGCTACGCTCGCGCGGCAGGCCAGGGCGGGTATGCGTGGTTCTTCCCGCTCCACATCCCTGCGGGCGTCCGGATTGCCGCCCGATTCGCCAGCGTGCGCACGGGCATCAGCGCCCGGTGCATCATCAAGCTGTATGGGGGAGGCCCGCCCCCCTTCCGCGTGGGGCGGAAGGTCACCACCTACGGCACGCAAGTGAACAACGTGCGCGGTCAAACCGTGGTCCCAGCCACGAGCGGCGGCGCCGCCACAGCCACGCAGCTCACTGCCGCCACCAGCGAAGACCACTTCGCCTTCCTGCCGGGGTTCCAGCCTGAAACGGACAGCACGCTCGGGCAGAGCGGCCTCAGTATTGGGATCGGCATCGGCGCCTCGGTGGAGGAGCGGATTGGCACGTGGGAGTTCATCTCGCTCGGCAACGAGGATTGCACGGGCCCCTTGGACTTCCCCCTGCCGGCGTTCCGTGACGTCCCTGCTGGTACACGCCTGACCATGCTTGCCTCCAATTCGGCGGCGTCGAATGACGACGCTTACGGGGGCCTCATCTACGCTGTGAGCTAACCTCCCATGGCTATCACGGAGCCGTATGAATTGGACGGCGTGACCGTTGGCTCCTCGGAGCTGTCGATCGTGTCAGGGACCACCAGCCTTCAAACCATCGCGGTGGCCGGGGTCTATCAGTTGTGGGTGGACGCGAGCGCTATGGTGAAGGGCGACGAGTTCAAGATCCGCATCTACGAGAAGGTGGAAGCCACCGGCGGCACCAAGCGTGTGTGCTTCTCTCAGACCCTCCTGGGAGTACAATCGGAGCTGTTTGTCACGCCCACGCTCGTGCTCTTGAACGGATTCGACTTCACCATCCAGAAAATCGCCGGGGCGGATTGCGCGTTCGACGCTAGTGTTCGCAAAATCGCCTAGCCATGTCGGCGTATTTCTGGTTCGGAGGCGCGGCGGAGGCGGGGCTCCTTGCGAGTCCCGCCGTTCCCGCGTTGGTGGTGGACACGCAACCGGCATCCACCACGGCGCCAAGCGCTGTGATGTCGCCGGTGGTGGTGCGAATGACCACCGACGGCTCCACCACCGATACCAGTTTCACCGGCGATATCACGCTGGCGTGGTCTCCCGCGAACGCCTACGGCTCGCTGGGGGGCACCGTGACGGTAGCCGCTGTGGCGGGTATTGCCACGTTCAGTAACCTGATTCCTTCGAACCACCAAGGCGGCGCCTTCACGTTGACGGCGTCCGCGTCTGGGGTCGCCGACGTGACCACCACGGAGTTCTACGTGGTGGGCGCGGAACTGCAATCCCTCCAGGACTTTGTGGACGACAACGGCGGGAACAGCGTCTTCCCTGAAGTGTACGACCTGCGCTTCAACGTTGATGTCGTGGGCGGGGCCGCCTCGGGAGTCCGGGACGCGCTGGGCGGGCTTGGGGGGCGCACCCCCGGGCGGACCTTCGCACAGGCCACGTCAGGCAATCGCCCCACCGTCAACGGAACCGTGGGCCAGGACTCGTCGCTGACCCTGGACGGAACGGACGACTTCATGACCACCACGGGCGCCGCGTTGACCAAACTGATTGGGTCTGCCGCAGCCCCGAACCCCGTCCACGTGTTTGCGGTGATGAAGGCCACCGGCGACGGTCCGCTCGCGGGCATTGCCGCAGACGAAACCTCGGCCACGACCTACCCGTTCATGATGATCCGCCCGCAAGGGGGCTTCTGGCAAGGGACCATCGCCAGCGACGGCGCGGGCGTGGGGGGCTCTGGCAATAAATGGGCCGGGGCGTTTACCCCGGCGCCCGGTTATGCGCGTGACGCGAACCGACGCTTGGTTTGGATTGGGAAGAACGGGTGGCACACGGACGCCACCGACTCTAATGTGGGCGCGGTCTACAAGTTTGGGATTGCTGGGGTGCCGGTGGCGCGGCATGGGCGGGTGTTCGACGCCACAAACGCCAACACGAAGTTGGTGCTGGGACGACTCGGTGCCACCTACGGCGCGGGCGAAATTTGTGCGCTCCTGGTCTACACCGGGGAGCCCGACAACACGTTCCTCAACGCACTGACCGCGTGGGCCGAGTCCCAGTTCGGCGCGCTCGCCGAGCAGAGCACCAACCCGACTGTGGTATTCAGCGGCAACTCGTTGGTACAGGGCAACTCCGGGTCTGATGACCTGTTAGCAACGCTCGCCACCGGCACCACCACGTGGGCCTACGTGGCCGCCAACCGGAACACCGGCTCGCGCGGGACGTTGCTCGCGCAGATGCCGCTCATGAAGGAGATTCACCAATACAATGTTGGGCGGAACGGGGATCAGTTCCCAAAGATGCTCGACTGGTTCGACCGGGACATCAGCGTGTACAAGGACGCGGCCCGCACGGGCCCGGTCATCGTGGTGGTCAACGAAGTCCTCAACACGCTGAACACCGTGGGGCTCGGGATTGACACGCTGGCCGAGTTGCTCGATGTGGTGGACGACTACCACGCCGCGTGTCAGGCCGTGGGCATCAAGTTCGTCATGTGTACGGTGCCGGACGCGAAGATCTGGTATGTCGGCGGAGCCACGGCGTCAACAGGCGGGTTCAGCGCCATCGGACAAATCGCCAGCGACTTCAATGACGAGCTCCGGGCGAACCCCACCGCGCATTGTGATTACGTGTTGGACCTTGCCGCCGTGGGGGGTCTGTTCGAGGTGGGGGTCCTGGCCGACAAGCGGTGCTTCAACGCCACCTACTACAACGACCCCGCGACCGATGGCGGCCACCTCACCACCACAGGCTACAACGAGGCGGGGATAGTGATCAAGGATTGGTTCGACGCGAACGAGGGAGTCCTCTGGCCCACCAACGCTCGAGGCGCTGCTCGGCGCCACTACTCACGCTGGCCGTCTGCCGCATAACACAGGAGCTTGACCGATGTTCAAAAATGTGGCGGGCCAGAAGATTGCGCTGTTCGCCTTCGACACCGCAACCGGCAAGGGCAAGGCGGGCGACGCAGCCAACATCACCGCGTATGTCAACAAAGCCTACGCGGGCGCGGTCGCGTTGACGGACACCTCGGCCACCGAGATTGATGCCGTCAACCAGAAAGGGTGGTACTTGTTCGACCTGACTCAGGGCGAAACCGACGCCGACGCCCTCCTGTTCTCGGGCAAGAGCGTCACGGCCGACATCGAGGTGGTGGGGGTCCTGGTGTTCACGCTCCCTGCGGCGTTCACGTCGCATGTGGCCCAGACGGGGGACTCCTACGCCCGTATTGGGGCCAACGGGGCGGGGCTGTCCGCGCTCCCCTGGAATGCCGCGTGGGACGCGGAAGTTCAGTCGGAAGTGGCGGACGCACTCACCGCCCATAATACCGCCACGGCACCCGACGTGACCGCCATCAAGGCCAAGACCGACAACCTCCCCAGCGACCCCGCCGACGCCTCGGACATTGCGGCCAGCTTTGCGACCGTGAACACCAAGCTGGATACGATTGACGACTTCCTGGACACAGAACTGCCGGCGCTCACCACGGCAGTAGCAGACTTGCCCACGAACGCCGAGTTGGCCACCGCGCTGGGGACGGCTGACGACGCGGTCCTCGCCGCCATTGCGGCACTGAACAACCTGTCCAGCGCGGGCGCGCAGGCTGCTGCTGCTGCTGCGCTCGCGGCCTACGGCGCGGCCACAGCGCCCGACGTCACCGCTATCAAGGCCAAGACCGACAACCTCCCCAGCGACCCGGCGGACGCGTCCGACATTGCGAGCTCGTTCGGAACGGTCAACACCAACCTCGCCACCGTCGCCGGGTACCTGGACACAGAGATCGCGGCTATCAAGGCCAAGACCGACAACCTCCCGGCGAGCCCCGCCGCCACCGGCGACATCCCCACCGCCGCCCAGAACGCCGACGCGCTCCTGGGGCGGAATCAGCAGGGCGGGAGCAACACCACGCCCACCGTCAGTCAGGCGCTGGCCGGGGGGCTCATGCGGTTCACCATCGACACGGGCACCGGCGTGCTTACGGTCCTGCACGGGGACGGTACCACGGCCTACACCAGGACCCTCACGCGCGAAGAGCAGGACGCCATCATCAGCGCCTCGGCCTGACCGTGTTGAACCTCCTGGCGCTGCTGTTGTGGTCCGGCTCCCCCACGGGAGCCGCGCCCAGCACGCCGGTCGTTGCCGACCCCGCAGACACCACATACGACCCCCAGCGAGCGCTGGCGCTCCGCCTCCTCACGGCCAAGGGCTTCGCGGGGACATTGCGCCGTGTTCCTGACACGGCCCCCACCCGAAACCGTCTGACGGATCAGCTCACCGACCCCGGTCACACCGACTACCCCATCATTGCCGCCGTGTTCCCCGGCACGGGCGACGGCGTGACCAGCGGGCGGCAGGTGTTGATTGCGGGGCTGGACCTGGACGTGACCCCAGGACCGGGGGATTGGGTGCTAGGGGTGGAGGGGCGCAATTGGCGCGTGGTGGATACCCGAACCCTGAACCCAGACGACGCCGGGCCCATTCTGCACCGCTGCACACTCGAGGGCAGCGCAGGTGAGCCAATCCTGGCCTCGGTGACGTATGCCCCACAAACGGCGCTTGCGTTGCGCCTCGTGCAAGCGAAGGGGCTCTCCGTCACGCTCCGGCACTACCCAGACGCGGCCCCCGTGCGGACCACCCGCCTCACTGATCAGGTGACCGACCCGCTCTACACCGACTACTCCATCAAGGGAGTCGTGCTCCCGGGCGCGGAAGCCGGGGACAGTCCGCAAGAGTCCCGGCGCCGGTTGCTGGTGGCGGGCGCCTCTTGCCCGGTCAACATCAAGTATGGGGACGAGGTGTTCGGGATTGGCAACGACACGTGGAAGGTGGCCCGGAGCAAGCCGCTGGGCCCAGACAACCGGCGCCCGGTGTTGTTCAGCGTGGAGCTCGAGAAGTGACCCGCGTCCGCAAGGTCCACATCAAAGAGTTCACGGCGGTGCTGGACAAGCAGAAAACGGCCATGCCCCGCGCCATCAAGCGCTTGGTGCAGGGCATCATCCTCGAGGTGTGTGAAGGGGTGATTGTGGGCAACGAGTTCAGCCCCGGCACGCCGGTGGATACCGGCTACGCCCGAGCCTCCTGGTGGCTCTCCATTGACGGCAAGGGCCAGGCCCCCGCGCTCCCGGACATTGACCAAAGCAGCCGGGGCAAGGACAAGATTGCCGTCATCGATTTTGACGCGGCGGCGCTTGCAGAAATCGCCTCCATTGTTCCAGGCCAGGAAGTCCGGCTCAATAACAACGCTGAGCATATCCTCCCGCTCGAGCGCGGCCACAGTAAGCAGGCCCCCGTGGGAATGGTCGCAGTGGCGGCCAACGCGCTCCCCGCCATCGTCGCCAAAGTCAAGAAGCAACAGGGGTGGAAATGAGTCTCCAACAGAGCAGTCGGCTCGCCCTTCGGAACCTGCTGGCCACGGTTATCAAGGCTACCGCTGCCCCGACCGGGGCCACACTGACCGCTGCCGGGCTCCTGACCCGGACCGACGGGGGCAGCTTCCTCACCGACCGCTTCAGCGCCGGGGACGAGGTGTTGATTGGCGGGTTCACCGGCGACAACAACGGCGTGGCGTACATCACCGCCCTCCCCGCCAGCACCCAGCTCACGCTCCGCCTCCCCGAAGACACCAGCCGGGTATGGGCCAACCAGACCAGCGCCGGGGCCATCAGCGTGGTGGCAGGCGCTCCACTGGGACAGGCCGACGGCAACGTCAAGTACGTGCCGACGGTGGGCCAACCCTGGTGGCGGGAAAGCTACAAGTACGGCCCCGAGACGCGCCAGGGTCTCGGCCAGCAGCAGTTCCGGCTCCGGCTCCAGGGACTCTACCAGCTTGGCATCTTCTACCCCAAGAACGCGGGCAGCCACGGATTGGACGGTATGACAGATGCCGTGAGTCGCGTATGCTCTCCCGGCACTGAACTGGTATACAACACCCAGAAGGTCACCATCTACAGTTGCTCCCCAGCCGACGGCGCCCAGGAGACGGAGTGGGCTTCTACTCTGTTGTCCATCCGCTTCCAGGCGGATATGCTCGTCAACTCCACCGTAACCCCTTGAGGACTGTACCATGAGCGACGCCAACCGCACCGCCGTAGGGATTGTGGAGGAGGACAGCTATCTGGCTGGCACTCCCGCCACTCCTGCGTTCGAAAACCTCCGCGTGACGGCGGTCAACCTGGCGCACGCCAAGAAGACCGACGACAGCAAGGAGCTCTCCGCCGACGGCAACGTCAAGGACCTGATCACCCTGGGCTTCGAGGCCGGGGGTGACCTGCCGCAGGAGCAGAGCTTCGACGCGGATCACACCATCGATCAGGGCGCCCTCCGGAGCACGTGGCTCCGCACGCCCGAGCGCGAGAACACCACCGCCGCGCCCGCGCGCATCACCGCCGTCAGCGCCACGGAGTACACCGTCGCGGCCAGCAGCGGCGTGAAGGGTCAGACCGGCGCCTACGCGGAGGGCATGCTGGTGCGGGCGAGCGGCTTCGCGGACGCTGGGAACAACCGGCTGTTCCGGGCGGCAGCCACCTCGAGCGGCACCAACGTCGAAATGACGGGCGGCACGGTGGACGCCTCCCCGGACGTGGGCGCACGCCTCAAGGTCGTGGGCTTCGAAGGGGCCACGAGCGACCTGGTGGCGGTGGCAGGCGGCGCGGCCACGCAGGGACTCACCTCCACGGCGCTGGACTTCACCACGCTCGGCCTGTATCAGGGCCAGTGGGTGTACGTGGGCAGCGAAACCGCGGACAACGCCTACGTGACCAACCCGGGCGGGTGGTGCCGGATTGCCCCCACGGCCAGCCGCGCCATCACGGCCACGTCGCTGCCGTTCGACATCGTGCCTGCGGGCTGGGTGGCGGACGCCGGCACGGGCCAGGAGATTCGGGTCTACATCGGCGACTCGCTCCGCAACGGTACCACGCGACGCAGCTACAGCCTCGAGGTCCAGTATCAGGACATCGCGGTGCCGGAGTACGACCTGTTCGAGAGCCACGTCGTGGCGGAGAAGGAGTGGGAGTTCGACCAGCAGAGCATCGCCAGGGGGAAGACCACCTTCCTCGGGCTCAATGCCGAGAACTCCACCACCCGTACCACGGGCGCCACGGACGTGGCGGCCCCCACGAACGACGTGTTCAACACCTCGGCCAACATCGGCGCGGTGCTGGAGAACGGCACGGCGTTCAGCGGGGTGAACATCCTCCAGAAGGTGGTGCTCACGGTCAACAACAACCTGCGCCGCAACAACGGGCTCGGGTCGCTGGTGAGCGTGGGTATCGGGATGGGTCGCCACGTGATCAAGGCGACCCTCAGCATGTACTACGGGGACAACACCGTCCTCAACAAGATCCGGAGCTCCACGGCGAGCGGGCTGTTCCTCCCCGTGGTGGACGCGGTGGCGCGCAAGGCGATGCTGTACGACATCCCGCGCCTGAAGTACGGCGCCGGGAACCCCACCACGCCGGGCATCGACACGGACCGCATGCTGGACACGGAAGCGCAGGGCATCAAGCACCCGCAGTTGGGCTACTCCTTCGCCATCAGCCGGTTCGAGGAGTACGGCACCTGAGCAGGTAGGTCCCGGTACACAAACCGGCATCGGGAGGTAGAGTCCCCCACGCCCTGGAGCCCCTCCCGGCTCCAGGGCGTTCCCCGATTCACCCACGAGGACGGAAATGTCAACCACCCCCATCAAAAAGTCGTTCGACGCGCTGTTTGGCACGGACCAGCAGGCGGAGCAGGACGGTGCCTGGGCCATGCTGCGCGGCGGCATGGAAGTCAAGGTCCGCAGCGACAACGCCCACATCGTGCGGGACTTCGCCCGTGACCTGGACAAAAAGTTCCGCGCCATCATGCTCGCCCACGACGGGCTCCCGCCCAAGTATCAGGATGAGTACAACACGGAGCTCGTGATCGGCGTCATCCTCGTGGACTGGCGGAACCATCCCGACGGCACCACGTACAGCAAGGCGGCGGCCAAGGAGTTCGTCACCAAGTACCCTCGGTTCCGCCAGGAAGTACAGTTCCTGGCCCGACAGGAAGAGACCTTCAAGCCCGCCGAGCTGGCCGTGATGGAGGGAAACTCACTGCCGTCCTCCGACACCAGCACAAGCTAAAGGGGAAGCAGAAGGGGCTCCTGGCAGCGGCCCTGGAGCTGAAACAGTCAACTCGGGATCTCGTGGGTCCCGAGTTGCTCCCCTGCTGTCGCGAGGCATGGAAGTCGTTCCAGGTGCTGAGTAAGCGCCGAGCGTGGGACGTCACCATGGCCGGCACCTTCCCCCGCGCACTGGCCTACGCGGAAATCAGTCAACGCGCCAAGGACCTGGGCTTGGTCAAACCGGAGGACCTAGACGAGTTTCTCCAGCTACTGGACGTGCTAGACGAGGAATTCCTCAAGCTCAACACCCCCACCAAAAAGTAGAACCATGGCCGACGAATCAGCCAGCAGCGGTGGTGGGGGTGAGCAGGTCCAACTCAGCCTTGGGTTTGACACGGCTGAAGCCTCCAGTGCGGGCAAGATGTATGTCCGCTCCCTCGAGGAGATTGAGCAGGCGGCCAAGAAGACGGCACGCACGGTCGTGGGGGCCAGTGACGAAATCAAGGCGGCCCAGGAGGCCGAGCTCCGGGCCATCCAGGCCAAGATGTCCGCCCAGCGCGACGCCGCGAGCGGGGCTCGAGGCGCGTCCCAGGAGCAGATGGAAGCCCGGCGCCTCATGGATCAGGCGCTCACCCGCGAGGCCAAGCTGGAGGAGGACCGCCAGAAGGTCCGCGACAAGGCCAAGGCCCAGGAGGCCGCTGTCCGGGCCGAGCAGGAGAAGACGGCCCAGCTCCAGGAGAAGCTCCTCAAGGGCGACACCGCCAAGAACTACCTCGCCGACCTGAAGGCCCGGGTCGAGGGGAGCAAGGGCGCGTTGAACAAGGCCCTGCAGGACGGGCTCGTGGATAAGAAGGGCGCCCAAGCGGCAGCCCGCCAGATGGCCGAGTTCTACAAGGCCGAGCTTCAGAACAAGATCGGTTCCTCCCCCATCTTCACCCGTCCGGCAGGCGCGGGGAACATGGCGCCTATCCAGCAGGCGCGCCAACTGAGCGGAGAGTTGGACAAGCTCGCCCTCAGCCATGACCGCATGGGGCGCTCCGCGCGGGGCAGCGGCATGCGGCTGGGCGAAATGCGCGAGTCCCTGGTGTCGGCCGCGTCGTCCATGATTGGCATTCCCCCGCTCGTGGGGCGTATCACCTCCACCGTGGGGCTGCTCGGCATGAGCCTCCCCATGATGTTGGGGATGGTGGCGGTGGTGGCGGGGCTGGGCATGGTGTGGAAGGGCGTTCAGGGCCCGACCAACGCCGCAGCGGAGGCGCAGTACAAGTACAATGAATCCGCCAAGGCGTCCCTCCACAATACCACCGAGCTCCATAAGGCGCTGGGCACCCTCAGCACGCTCAAGCTGGACGCGCCCACCAAGGAGATCAAGGAGCTCCGGGAGGAGACCGACAAAGTCCTGAAGAACTTCAGCACCAAGAAGCCCACCCTGATGAGCTACAAGCCGTCGGACTGGGTGGGCGGGGCAGACTTCCAGGAGATGAAGCGAGTGCTCCGCCAGTGGGGAGCAGATCTGGCCGAGGCCGTGGATCCCAAGGTGGCCAACTTCCGCATGGCCGAAGTCCGGAAGTTCAATGAAATGCTCCGGGGACTCAACACCCAGTTCGAGCACGGCAAAATCTCCGTCAAGGAATACAACGCCGAGGTGATCAAGTTCGGGTCCGAGCACCCCATGCTCCAGCGGTTCGCCCAGGAGGTGCTGCGCACCACCGGCGTGTTGGAGGGGATGCAGAAGAAGCTGAACGACATAAGCATCGAGAACGCCCAGGTCGCCGCCACGGCGGACCGCATGACGCGCGCCTATGGCGGACTGGCGGGCGTGGGGCCCGAGCTGGACAACCTGGTTCGTCAGCAGAACAAGACCTACGCCCTACGCACCGGGGGCGCCAAGGCCGAAAAGCGCGTGGAGGACCGCTACGCCACCGAGGACAAGGCGCAGGACTTCTACGTCAAGCTCCTCAAGGAGCAGGGGCTCGTGGCAGCGGCCTCCCTCACCTACGCGGATGCGTTGAAGCAGGAGAAGGGGGCCGCGCACGACGCGGCGGTGGCCGCCAAGTACCTCGCTGAGCAGATTACCGGACAGGCCCGGGCCCACGAGGAGGCCAACAAGACGGCCAGCGAGGCGGAGTCTGAGCGCAAGCGCCTCACCGAGGAAATCAAGCAGCAGACCAAGGCGCGGGAGGAAGGGGCCAAGGCCCGGGCGGACGAGCTCGGGTACGCGGGCCGCCTGCTGGCTGCCGCCAAGCAGGGCGCCGACGCCTACACCAAGGAGACGGAAGCAATCCAGCTCCTGGTGGCCCGCAAGGCCGCCGAGAAGCAGGCGTTCGACCAGACCCACGATGCCAAGACCAAGGCGCTCACCACCACGCAGGCGTATTATGAGTCCCTGCGGAATGAGCTCGTGGCCGTGGCGGAAATGTCCAGCTCGTGGACCAAGCTCACGACCCAGTACAGCAACGTCAACGCCATCACCGCCGCCGCCGAGCGGCAGGAAGCGCTGACGGCAGCCCGTCGGATAGGCACGCAGGCCACCGAGGATGCTGCCGCTGCTGAGAAATACCTGCAGGCTGTGCGCGGGGCTGAGAAGATCGCGGATCCTGCCGCTCGCGCAGCGACGATTGCAGCGGCCAACCGGCTCTACAACGCTGAGATCGGCGACAGCGCCGTCAAGGACCAGAAGGAGAAGGAGAAGCAGGCCCAGACCCAACTCGAGCGGGCCGAGGAGCAGAAGCGCCGGGAGGCGGTCCAGGAATACAAGCGCATGGCGTCAGAGGTGAAGCAGGAGTTCGTGGCCATCTTCACCCAGATTGCGAACGGCGGAGCCGACATCTTCGGTCAGATGCTGGACCGGCTCCGGGGCAAGTTCCTGGATTGGGCTGCCGAGCTCGCGAGCGACCAGCTCATGAAGCGGCTGTTCGGCAGCGTGGATTCGCTCCGCCTCCCCAAGGGGGCAATGAACGGCGTACCCACCAAGGACGCGGTGCCCCGGGCGGAAGACGGGTTCGGCTTCGCCCCAAGCAGCGACCCCAAGCTCGGCGTGTGGGGCGGGCGCATTGGGAGCGGGGTCATGGGACTGGCCGCAGGCTACACCACCGGCTCGGCGCTGTATAGCCCCAAGCACGGCATGGCGGGCAACTACGTGCGCGGGGCCCTTGGCGGCGCCGCCGCCGGGGCGATGGCGGGCGCCAGCGTGGGCGGGGTCCCCGGCGCCATCATTGGCGGCGTGGCGGGCTTCATTGGCGGCATCATCGGCGTGGGCAAGGCCGCCAAGGAAGCGGCCAAGCAGATGGCCGAAGCGCAGAAGGAGCTCAAGCTCTCCATGGAGGGGCTCCGGTCCTCCGTCAAGGGCGACCAGACGGGCGCCAGCATCGCGCAGATCAACCGCGAGCGCGAGGAAATGCGGAAGGCCATTGAGAACGCCTATCAGGGCGGGGGCCGGCATAGCCAGCAGGTGGCCAACCGGAACGCCGCACTGAAGGAAATGGGCGAGCTCATGGACAAGCGCATCTCCCAGCTCAAGGAGGCGGTCCAGCTTGAACTCAAGCGCACCACGGAGGATTACCGGGTCCGGTACTTGTCGGCCAGCGGGAAGAACGTGGACGCGGCCAAGGAGTCGTTCGCCAATAGCCAGCGCCGCGAACTGGAGGACCTCAAGAAGTCCTTTGGCGACGAGGTGGACGCGGACGAGCGCCGAGCGCAGACCGAGCTCGAGCTCGCGCAGGCCGCCGAGCGCCACAAGTTCGCCATCGACCTGGCGACCGGCGCGCTCACGGGCTTTGCCACCACGGTACGGAACGGTCCTGCCGGCTTCAAGGTGCAGGACTACATCGGCATGTTCGGCGTGGCCTATCAGCGTGGGGCCACCCCCGGGAGCGCTGGGTGGTCGCCCGACCAGCTCACGCCGCCCAGTCGCCCCAGCACCACCTACGCCCCAGCTCCCACCACAGCGGCGCCGCCGCCGATTCAGCAAGTCACCTTCGCCCCACCTGCGGCGGTTCAGCAAACGCTCGCCCCCGCTCCCAAGGACGAGGACGCCATCAACGTCTTCCATTGGGACGGGGACGCCAACTTCCACTTCCCCACCACGCCGCCGAACCCCGAGGCGTTGTTTGACGGGTTCATCACCATCCTCAAGCGCAAGGCGGGCACCCGCACCGGGCGGGCGGTCGAGCTGAGCAAGGTTCTGGACCGGCTATGAGCATCCTCACCATCGGGGTAGGGACCCTGGACATTGCGGTAGACTGCCGAGAGGCTGTCAAGCTCGCCCCCATAGAGATTGGCGAAATCGCCCAGTCCATCCTCGGCAACGAGATCAACGCTGTGGTGGGCGAGCGCATCCGGGCCCGGGTCATCACCACAGAGCTGGACAACACCACGAGCACCCTGATTCGGGCCACCTTCGCGAACAGGGCCAAGGTGCTATGCTCCAGCGAGGCGTTCGACAACGGGCTCACCCCCATCTACGTGTCGGCCGTCATCGAGGGGAAGATCATGCAGGGGCTCATCAGTTGGGAGCTCAGTATCGACATGACCGAATGCCCGGACCCCCTGAGCGCCGTGCCGGGCGCCTTTGAGTTCTTGCTCAGCAGTGTGGCGTCTCCCGATATGGGGGGTGCTTTGGTGTCCACCCCCGATGGTAGCTACCCGGGAGACTCCTCCAGCGGAGTCAGCGTGGGCACGACATTGGTGCCGCCCACTGCCGCGTGCCCCGGTGTACCGGCGACCGTGTTTTCGGCCACTCCCGAGGCCAAGTGGTTGTCCGTTGAGCTCGCAGCGGGATACGTGGTAGGAACCCCCTCGATTCGTTTTGAAACGGACAGCGGCGGGGGAACGGCCACCACCTGGGAACTTCAGTCCACCAAAGCCCTGCTGTACCTGCGGCGCGGCGGGGCTAACGTATTGGGCCCATGGGAGACGGGGTACTACGGCACCTTGGGAGGCCTGGGTTGGTCCACCGTTGTCATGGAGTTCCCCTCGCCGTTGAACTTCCAATTGCAAGCTGGGGACCGACTGTACATTGAGTTGTGGTCCCGCCTTGCCTTGAAGTGCGGCCAAACGGACGACGCCACCCGACAGTTTTTCTACCACGGCAGCGTGCCCGGTCCCCGACAGGATCCGGTGCTGCTCATTTCCGGCGACATAGCCTCGCTCTAAATGCCGTACACCTTCACCACCGCCGATCGTGAGCTGGTGGAATCGGGAGTGTTCTCCTGTTTCCAACGGTTGTGGCTCACAGACCCGAACGGGGACTGGGTGTTCGTGGGCATGCTGGCCAGCGACCTGGGGGGACCGCACGACTTCCAGATTGCTGCTGAACTCTCCCATCACGTGGACGCGCACACCTACGCCTTCACCGCACTGGTGGCGCGGCAACACGGTACGCTGTCCCTGAGCCCGTATCGCTTCAACTCCCCGCTCAACGCGGACAGTACGGGCGTATGGGCCCCGTTCCTGGATGTGCGCCGGTACTGGATGGTAGACCAGGTCGTGATGCTCACAGGAATGGTTCCCGACGACACCAACTACGTGGAAATGGGGCGGGGCATTGTGGACGAGATTCTCGTCAACCTCCCGGCCAACACCATCAACCTCGTGGGGCGCGGGCTCGAGGGTGAGCTCATGGACGCCACCATCACCGACCCCACGTTCTATGGCAATGATGCGGTCCCCGTCCCGCTGGCGACGGTCCTCCAGCAGATGCTGGACGACTGGGGCCCGGGCGGGTACACTGTGGTGGAGGACGACCCCGCGCTGTTCGACATGGTGCTCCATCAAGTCGCGCGGGGGAACCTGTGGCCCGCCATGGCCGCCGCCGCCGACAAAGCCTCGTGCCTCCTCGAGGTGTTGCCCGGGGCCATCGACGGGGAGTTTGACGTCCGTATTACAAAGCCTAACCTGACCCCCGTCGGCCCGGACTACACCATTGAGGCGTACACGGTCACCGACCTGCCGACCGTCGCCACCAAGCTGGAAAGCGTCCGCACCGTGGTGCGGCTCACCTACGAGAGCACCACCGGGGGACGCACGACCATCCAGCGCCCCACGGTGCTCCCCAGCGTGGCGAGCACCCGGTATGGTGTCCGCATTCTGGACATTGACCTGTCGGCGGAGACCCAGGTCACGGCAGACACCCCGGCAGGGGACTTTGCGGATCGGGTGCTCAGCGATGTGCAGTTCCCCACGGTGGAGTACGAACTCACGGTGCCTGGCCTGTGGTGGGTCAAGCTGCGGGACTATGTCAAGCTGACCCCGGACTATCAGGTCTTCGACGATGACCAGTATGGGGCCATCCAGACGTACACCAAGCGTTGGGAAAACCACGTCCTCAAGACCAAGCTCGGGATGCGCGGCCAGCCGTCCCTGCGGTACCAGACGTGGATTGACCTCGGGCGCGGGGGCTCGGGCTCGGTCGCCTCAATTGTGGACCTGTCGGCGAGCTTCCAGGAACTGAACACGGGGCTGGCCCGGCTTGCGGGCATCCAGTATGCCGGCACCGTGAACAAGCAGACGCGCTCCGTGCGGGTCCGCATCTCAGAAGACCCCACCTTCGCCACCAGCATTTCCGACACCACGACCACGCTCCCGTATGGGACGGTAGATTTTGCGAACCTGGTTCCGCTCTCCACCGCCCAGCGCGACAAGACGTTCTACGTGCAGGCCACGCCGTACAGCGGGCCCGCGCTGGGGGGAGTGATGGGAACGCCCCTCGTGCGGGTGGTGTACACGCCCGCGCTGGTCCCGGTGATCACGAGCCCCAACATCACACTCGCCAACGCCGGCACCACGTTCGACCTCATCGTGACCAAAGGTCCGTTTGCGGAGTCGCTCAAGATTGAAATCTCCGCGGACCCCACGTTCGCCACGAGCAACTACACCCCGTTCCCCACGTACTACCAGTTCGTGCTGCCCGCGGATGTCCTCACCTACTCGGACTTTGTCCCTGTGGCGGACTTCGGCCTGAAGCTCTATGCCCGGCTCACGCCCTACACGGGACCCTTGGTGGCGGGACTCCCCACGGGGAGCGCCGGGGCGCCGGTGGTCATTGCCACGGTGGACGGGATGGTCAACCCGACCACCCAGCTCCTGCCAGGAGGCGCAGCGGCGGGGGACATCTTGGTGTTCGACGGGACCAACTGGCTCCCCGAAGCCCCCGTGGCCCCCAGCACCGAACGGAGCCTGGTGTTCCCGTTTGGGAACGGGGCGACCATGGGCGCGGCGGGGGATTGGTTGGCGCTGATGCCGGGGTTTGACTTCACGGCTGCGCGCTGGAAGGTTCGGGCCCTCAAGGCCGACCGCTCACAAGCCACGCTCGACGCTACCTTCACGGTCAAGAAGGTGGAGGAGGCAGGTGGGGCGTTGGTGGATCTTGGGGGTGGAACGCTCACCCTGTCTGGCGTGTCTGAAGCCAGCGGCTGCGCAGCAGCATGGGCGAACAAGGCGTGTCTGGAAAACGACGAAATCGTCGTCACACTGGAGACGTTGACCAACCCCAACGCCATCACTTCGCTGGTGTTCACCCTCACGGTAGAGACATAACATGGGTATCATCGGCTACGGCAATGACGACATCGACGTCTCGCTGATTGGTGGCACCGTCGTCACGTCGGGCCATGGTATGGATACGGCGCTGGTAAAGACGGCCATCTACAGCAACGCGGCCTATCTGACACCGAGCCACAGCATCTACTTCACGGACCAGAAGTGGGGCGGTGCGGCGTTGGCGTCATTCCGGCTGCAATTCCTGGCCAACTGCGGCGACGTCGGGAGCTTCAACACGCACACGTTGAAGTGGCTGGTCTTCAAGAACCTCACCTCCGGGCTGGAGGTGTTCCGGATCTGTCACGTGACCGCGACCCGGAACATGACCCTGCAGTACAACACGAGCAGCACGCCGGGGTCGCCCACGTGGGTGGCGGTGGGCGTCACGCAAACAGAGCCCGCTGGCGTCCACTTCCATACGCTCGAGGTGGACATTCACGACACCACCGGGGTGCTGAAGTGGTATCGCGACGGCATATTGCTCGCCTCCATGACCGGCGACACGAAGCTCATCGGCGTGAGCACGATTGAGGTCGTGGACTTCTGGGGCTGGAGCAACGACACCGGCTTCGGGGGTGGTGACTACTACTGGGCCATGCATCTGCTCACGACGGTGGACTATCAACCGTATGGGCTGCAGGTGGTGAACCCGGCGATCAACGGGGCAGGCGCCGTGGCTGGGCAGGACTCGGGCGTCTATACGGATGTGAACGAAACGACGCTCAACCGGGCGAACGGGCTCACTCTGGACACAGCCGGGGACGGGTTCTCCGGCACGGTTGCCGACTTGGCCGGCACGGCGGCCACGGCGCCCATCATGGCGGTGCGGGCCGCCGCAGATGTGCGGTGCGGCTCGACCGGGCCGAACGATGTGAAGCTATTCGTGCGCGTGAGTGGCACCAATTACTACTCGCCCTCCATCCCTATCAGCGGCATCGGCTTTGTCACGGTCATGTATATCTGGGAGCTGAATCCGGCGACCGGCCTCCCCTGGACCATTGCCGAGTACAACGCGGCAGAAGTCGGCTGCGAGGCCGCGTAACCCATGGGGGCACGCGCCTACCGCATCTTTGTTCGCTCGGTCAACGGGTCCACGGCTGTGTCGATCGGCGAGCTCGAGCTCCGGGCCACGGCAGGAGGCGCCGCCCAGAACGGCGGCGTTGCTATCTACTCGGGCCAAGCGGACGCCACAATCGGGACCACCGGGCACGCGGCGTCCAATGCGTTTGATGGGCTGTTGACCACCCGGTGGGCCGTCCTGATGAACGGCCAAGGCACTATGTATGGTGCGTATGGCGCGTGGCTCGGTCGAGATTACGGTGTTGGTGCCAACGTTGAGGTGGAAGAGTTCTTCTTGGGGCAGCGGTCAGATTGCTGTACGGATCAGGGACCCAACCGCTTTGTCCTGCAACGGACCACCGACGACCCCGCCGATTTGGGAGCCCGGTGGTACAATCACTCGGCGGAATACTCCGGATACACCTGGACGCTCGGCCAGACCCGCGTGTTCACCGGGCCGTTCACCCCCACCACATTCAACGTCTACAAGCTCCAGTCCACGGCACTAATCGGTGGATGGGACAACGCGATCACCGTCTCCAAGCTCAAACTGGACGCCCTCGTGGGCGGCATCCCGAACGGGCTGATGGTTAGCAAGCTCAAACTGGACGCCCTCGTGGGGGCCGAACCGGCCCGCGTCACGACGAGCAAACTCACGTTGCAGGCGCTCTTGTATTTCCGCCCCCGGGCGACCAACGGCTCTGCGCAAATCATCTAACGCTAGGGCAAGTCGAGCGTCCGCGCGACTCTGGGGCTTCCTCCCCGGAACCCCCCGCGTATGCAAGCCACTATCCCTATACCCACGGCAGCCCTGTGGCCGCTCCTCTTGGCCGGGGCGCTCACTGCCGCCGCGTTCACCTGGAAGTCCCTGCTCCGGGGCCTGTGGGCCCTCGGCATGCGGCTGGCGGAGTCCGACCTCAAGACCCAGGTGGACACCATGTACAAGGACCGCGTGGCCGTGTATGACGCCGCCGTGGAGCAGACCGGCGCCAACACAGATTCGCTCATTGCGTTCGAGGCCGCGCTGAAGGAACAGGGCAACGCCTTGGTCCATACGCTCACCAACGGGCTGGAGAAGCAGACCCACGCCGTCGAACGAATTGCCGACAACACAGACCGCTCGTTCCGCGAGCTCCAGAAAGAGGCCAGCGCCACCGCCCAATCCGTAGCCCACATAGCCGGGTTCCTCGCGGCGCAGCGCGGCTACCAACCCCCCATCACATGACGTCCTGGCAGGAGTTCCTCGCCCTCAAGGTGGACCCGGACCGGGTCCTCAAGCTCCTCCTCGACCTGCTCGTGGGCGGGTTCATCATCTGGTGGGCCCACGGCCACCTGGAGGCCGAGCTCGCCCGCCCCGAGCGGAGCGCCTGGAGCATTGGCATCTGGGCCGCCGTGCTCGTCACGGGCGTCCTGGCGGTGCCCAGCTTCCGGGGCCGGGTGCTCCCCGCCGCCAAGGAAGGGCTGGCCCTCTTCCGGGAGGGCCGGGACGCGGTCAAGCCCTCATGAGCAAAGGGCCCCGCAGCTACCTCCTCTTGGACGGCTGCCAGAGCGAGCTTCACATTCGCGCCGTGGAGTGCGCGCACGCCGACATTGGCCAAGGGGAGCTCCTCGACGACAAAGGGCGCGGCACCAACCGCAGTCCCTACGTGGATGGGGTCAACCGGCGGTTCGGCAGCCCGCTCGGCAGCTTCTGGTGCGGCAACGCGGTGGGCGGCTGGTGGCAGGACGCGGGCGCCGCGCTCCCACCCGTCCCCGGTGACTGTGACTCCTGGCTGGCGTGGGCGTTCAAGACCAACCGCTTCCGGACCAAGCCTCACCCCGGCTATGCAGCGCTGTACGGCACCATGAAGGACGCCAGCCACATCGAGCTGGTCAGCCGGACCATGCGCGACCCCACCAGCGCCTGGAGCCTCCGGACGCAGGTCATTGGCGGCAACTGCTCGCTGGGCGCGTTCACCCGCGACGGCTGGGTGGTAGCCCAACGGAGCGTCAACATGGAACGGCTCATTGGGTTCGTGGCCATGCTGCCGGGGGACCCGTGACCGCGGTCTGGATTTTGAAGCATTGGCGCGAGAGCCTGCTCTCGCTGCTGCTGGTGTGGGCCCTGCTCGAGCGGCAGGGGAGGCAGGCCGCGTTGCGCGAGGTTGCAACCTCGGTGCAGAGCGCCCTCCTCGCGCAGGCCCTTCACCGCGCGTCCGGCCAGCGGCTGGCCGTTGCGCACGCCCGGGTGGACACCCTGATCAAGGTAGTAACGCGCCGCGTTACGGATACCCTGGCCCTGACCGACACCGTGTACCTCCCCGGGGACACGGTCGCCCGGCTGGCCATTCCCCTCCCGCAGGTGCTGGCCACCAACGCCCAGCTCAAGACGTGTGGGGAGCTCGCCGCGAGTTGCGAGCAGTTCCGCACGGAGGCGGTCCAGCGTTTTGCGCTCGACAGCGTCATCATCGCCTCCATCAAGCCCCGCGCCTGCCACCCCGGGAAGTGGGCCGTGACCACGGGCATTCTGGGCGCAGCAGCCGGGTACGCGGCGGGCCGACGGTAGTTCTTCCTCGGTGACGCGGTGGGTAGAATTTTTTCGGGAAAATCGTTTTCACTACCGCGCCACAACCGCTTTTGTTGAACTCTTGCGCTCGCGCGGACTTCACACAGTTGTAGGTCAGTTGTCCTTATGCTCCGGAGGGGGACAACCACCCCCACCGGTGAACAAGTGGACTAGAGTTCCCGGTATGCTGACACCCCACGACGTCAACGACCTGTTGGAGGACTACGGCCAGCGGACCGCCCATGCGGATATGCGCGCCTGGGACCACGCGGTGAGCCACCTACCTCCCGACACCCAGTACCAGGAACTGACCAAGTTCCGCATCTGCATGCGGGACCACCACGACGACTGCTTGTGCTTTCTGGGGGGCGACTACCCCCTGAAGCTCAAGGGCCCGCTCCCCTTCGACCTGTGACCTACCTCTACGGCACCGAGCCCATGCCGTGGCAGCGGCGGGGGTTTGACCAAGGGGCCGAGCACATCACCCACGCCGACTTCATGGACCCCGGCATGGGCAAGACGAAGCTCGAGCTGGACGTGGCCGCGAATGCGTACCTGAAGGGGGAAATCGACCTGCTCATAGCCCTCGCCCCCAACGGAGTCCACCGCGTCTGGCCCCAGGAAGCCGCCATTCACCTGCACCATGTACCGCACAAGGCAGCGTTCTACCGGGCCGGGACGAGCAACCGAGCCATCAAGGAAGTAATGGCGGCCAAGGACTGCCTCCGCATTGTGAGCTTGAACGTGGAGAGCATGAGCCACGGGAGCGGGCGGGATGCGCTCAACGAGCTCCTCGGCATGGGCAAGGCCGACCTGGTGGTGGACGAGTCCCAGAAGATTCGCACGCCGGGCGCCAAGCGGACCCGCTTCTTGTGGAAGGCCGGGGAGCAGGCGGTCATGCGGCGCATCACCACCGGCACGAGCGTCATCAAGGGGCTGCACAACCTCTACGCCCAGTACCGCTTCCTCCACCCCGGCATCATCGGCTGTAAGACCTACACGGACTTCAAGGCCAAGTACTGCATCATGGTGGGGCCGTACAACCAGATTGTCGGCTTCAAGAACCAGGAGGAGCTCATGGCGCTGGTGGGGCGCCGGACGTTCCTGGCCTATGAGTCGGAAATGAACCTGCCCGAGCCCGTGGTCAGCCGCCGACCCGTGGAGCTCTCCCCTGAACAGAAACGGGTGTACAATGACCTCAAGGAAACGTTCCTGGCGGAACTGGCAAGCGGCGCACTGGTCGAAGCACCCCTCGCAATCAGCCGCTATCAGAAGTTCCAACAGATACTTGGTGGGCACGTCCGCGTGGAGGACGGAACCTGGGAACCCCTTCCTTGCCCACGCCTCGAGAGCGCCGTGGATGTGGTGGAAGCGGCGCCTAGCAAGATCCTGGTCTGGGCCGAGTGGCAGCCGGATATTCTGCAACTTGGCGACGCACTCCGCAAAGCGGACATCCCGCACGTTACATACTTTGGTGGCAACAGCGAGCGCCAGAACGCCAAGAATCTGGATCATTTCCGGGATTCCACGGACTGCCACGCCTTTGTGGCGACCCGTGCGTCCGGCGGGGCAGGCCTGACCATCAACGAGGCCAAGCGGACGCTGAACTACACGCACAGCTACAACACGGAGTACGTGTGGCAGAGCCGCAAGCGGAACCACCGGCTCGGCCAGGATAAGGTCATCCACGTGACAGACCTGTACGCCCCCGGCACCATCGACAGCAAGATCCTCGCCAGCAACGCCAAGGACGAGGACGTGGCCAGCATCATGCGGAACCCGGCGCTGTTTGCCCAGTGGCTCACCGACCAAACCGAGGACTGACCCCATGGCGGACTTCTGTCAGCAGTGCAGCATTGAGCTGTTCGGCGAGGACTTCAAGGATTGCGCCCGCCCGGAGCAGGCCCCGCTCGAGCCGGGGGAGGGCTGGCCGGAAATTTGTGAGGGCTGCGGACCCACGCTGGTGGACAACGACGGCAAGTGCCTCGCCGACGATTGCCTAAAGCAGCACGCCGCCAGCACTTAGCGCAGGGACTAGCGCGGCCCAAGCCAG